ATACTATATTTAGTTGTGTATTAGAGTGACTATGTAAGTCTCCTGCAAATACTACAGGGAATTGAGATAACCTTGCCAAGTCTACCTCTGGTGTTACATGGGGTGGAATAGAACCTCTAACATGTGTGAATAGTGGCTTCCTTATATCTAAATCTATTATTGGGTTCCATTTAGTATGTAAGTTGCAATAAGGAAGTATACTAAATTCTTCTCTCTTATCAATATAGTCCACTATTTCCACAAGTGGGTTTAGTTTTTCACTAGCATGTTTTAACTGTGTAAAGAATGTTTTATTCTTTCTAGTCGCTTCGTGGTTTCCATCAAATATAATTGTTGGAATTTGTACTCCACTTATAAAATCAAAATATAATTCTAATTCAGGCATTGAGGGTAGTCTATCAAATAGATCTCCCCCAATGATGTGCAGGTCGACATCTTTTTCTACTTTTCGTATCTGGTTAAAGAACTCTTGATACCTGTCCTTTGCCCACTTCAACGGGACATTCTTCTGTCCTAGCTTTAAATGCCAGTCTGCTGTAAAAAGTACTACCACTTCTTCTCGCCATTATCCTTAAATTCCGATGCTACATCAGCAGGAGCCTCATTTGACCCTGCCCTAACTCTGTCCAAAAGTTCTTTTTGAGCATCAGGACTAGGTCTAGGAAGTACTTCATCCATTGATTTAAGTTCTTCTATAGACACTTTTTCTTCGTCTGTTAATGCTCTAGTTTTACATCTAAGTACTTGTAATTGATACTCTACGTTAAATGCCATTGGACCAGTCTTAACTCTTTTAAAATGTATATCCCAACCCGTTTCTTCATCAAAAGGGTTTCCTAGATCTTCAGCTGTTAACTGAATTTGTTCCAGCAACTTTTTCTTTAGATTTAGAACTTTTACCTGTCCATCTTTAGGGTCTATACATTGTGTGGCGTAAGACCAACCACACTTCATTTCTGGGTTATATTGTCTAACCCAATCCTTCTCTTTATTATCAAAGGTTTCTGTTGAACGATTGAAGGATAAACATTCCATAGGAATATTTTTCGCGTTCTCGCCTTTTATCCAGTATACGTATCTAGGAAGTATGTCTCCTACCATGCGGAGAACATTGTCTCCATCTACATATTGGAATTGATTGAGGGAAGACTTCTTAGCCTTTCCTTCTAGTTGTGCAAAATTTAATGCCATTTCATTTCTCCAAATGTGACTTCTCGTATAGAAAATGAACAATTCCATCTTCTACTGTAAGTAGTCTGTTTTTTAATATTATAGGCTGAAGTCGTTTCGGTACTCGTTCTACCTCAATTGTTAATTTATTATTTATTAAATACTCGTTATAACTTCTATAAGAAGCTATCCCGATGTATGCTGCCCACTCCGAATCTGATGCAGTCTTTCGATACTTATAGATTCCTTCGGGGTAAAGTAAGAAACTGTCCCCCAAATAATTCTTTCCGTAGAACTTAAATAGTCTATCTCTTTTACTGGTAGGTGGATACCCGTAGGTAACATACCATGCTATCAGCAATATATCAGAGACCTTATTGTTACTATCTTTTAGAATCTTCTTCCAATTATATCGTATCATTATATTATACTAAAATTTCAACCTGTTGTCAAGAAGTATTTTTTCATAGGTGGTTTACTTCATATCCTTGTTTCATGTAATATCCCTTCCTATTGTTAGCTTGTCTTCTTGCTGTTTTTCCTTGTAAATTTATATCCACTACAACGGGCTGCTTTTTATTCTTTTCTACTCTTATTATTCTTCCAATCAATTGAGTGAGTAGAGGCTCATTATTGATAGGAGTACCTAATACTAAGCAACTTAGGCAATCTAATGATATGCCTTCGGAAAAAATAGATTGAGTTCCATATAGAATATCTTTTTCTTTCCACAGTTGCTTCATCATATCAGGTCGTTCTTGATGAGGTATATCTCCTGTTATACAAATTGCCTCATCTCCACTTAGTTTAGCACAGGTTTTTAGAAAGTTAACTCTATCTGAAACTACTAAAACCTTATGCCCTCTAGCTGCATAACTGCTAGCTATCATTGCGACAGAATGAACATACTCTTCTTGAAACGATAAGTGAGTTACTTTATTAGCCCACGGTATGTTCTGTCCATCTAAAAATCTTACCTCCGAATATATAACATCTATCTTAGGTGTCATATAATTTTCTTTTGGTGGTTTTAGAACTGTTTGTCCAAAGTAATCTCTAAATACCACATGTTTACCGTCTTTTCTTTCTATTGTACCTGATAATCCTAACTTATATCTTGCTTTATTTTTATCTAATACTCTACCAAAAGTTGGACTACTAACGTGATGCATCTCATCAAGTATCACAGTTCCAAACTTATCAGAAATTGCAGAGACTCTACGGTATAGAGACTGCACACTTCCGATTACAATAGGACTATCAATATTAAACTTTCCACTTCCAATAATTCCAGCTTGTATACCAAAGACTTTCTTTACTTCAGTTTCCCACTGTTTTAATAAAGCTAGAGTATGGACTACTACTAATGTTTTCTGACCTAACTTCGCAGCGATTGCTAACGCAGTAAATGTCTTTCCCCAACTTACCCAAGCGTTTATTATACAACTATCATTCACCTCATTAAAAACCTTTTCCTGACTAGGGCGTAATTCAAACTGAAATTCTGGAAACTTAATAGGTACTTTAATTCGTTTATCAACTATCTCATAATCTTTAGGTATTAAATCTTCTCTACCACTAGGAATAGTTACTAATCCTTGTCGAACTATACCCATATTTTTAATAGTAATAGGTGGATCTCTAGGATCATGACTAGGAATAGTATATGTTAATTCCTTGTCTACATACTCTTGATGAGTTGCATCTACAGATAAATAAACTCTATTACTTAAGACTGCTTTCATAGTGATTAACCATATCCTGTTCTCTTAATATCCTGTAAAAGATCTTCTAAGCTAAAGAAGCGTGGGTGGCCTAATAGTAGTACGTTATCAACTGTTGGTATATTATACCTGTGATATTTTTCATATTCTGTCCACATTAAACGAAAGTGAGCACTGTATTGAAACCAGCTTAAGCCTAGTACGTCTTGTATGCTGTAGTCGGTCTCGAAGTCTTGTTGTAGATACTCTAGTAAATCTTGTTTTTCGAAAGACTGAATACGGCTATAACCTTTTCCATTTTGCCACCAATCTATACCAAAATCAAAGTGAGGACGGGTATAATCGCAAATCTGCCAGACTTCTGTTTCACGTACAAACCGATTAGCATAATGATTATCCCACTGTTCTCCTAGCCTAGCTTCTTTTCTATCCTGTCTTTCCCAGTATTCTTTAAAGTGTTGTTTTTCATATTTTTCTCCTTTAGACTTATATCCTAGTTGGTGAAAATATAATCTTTTAATAAAGTTTTCTTCTACTTCTTTTGATGTCATACCGTCCAGTTTTTCGCCATTACTATCTACAAGATAGCACACTGGAACCACACAGTAGTGAGTAAACTTAAATCCATTAGATTGATGTACACTTAACCGTCTACTAGCTTTTTTTGTTTGTCCAAAATAATATTTATTTGTATTTTTATTCTTTAACAAATAAAAATACTCAGTAATTACTTCTACTTTTTTATTTTTCATATCTTCCTTCTTGTGTCTTCTACCCTCTGTTCTAAAAACTCATATATCAGCCACGGCAATCCGTTTAGATATAGTACTTGTGCCCACGATTTTCTACTTGTTGGCGGACGTTTAACCTTAAATGAAAATGTAATATCTTTTAACCAAATCGTAGAAGATAATAAATGATCTTCTACTCTCATAATCTTATGAGATTTTAATGGTGTATATTTCGTTTTCTCATAATAAATATGTCTGCCACCTGAATCTATATAATTTTTTCCTCGATGCTTAATTAACCCTATATAGTCATCTATTTGAAATTTCAAATTAAACAAGTTTTTTAAGGGTGTTTGTAACCGACGCTTCCCTATGGTGTCTCCTTTTTGGTTTCTATCGTCTAATACTTCATTTTCTATAAATATTATTCCATCTTGTTCCCAAATATTATCAGAATTTATTACCCATACTGGAAATTTAATTTTAAGATCAAGCATACATCTTCTCGAATTTCCCGAATGAATAGTCATCACCTATTTCAAAGTCACAACCAACAGGAGCTCCGTTTATGTATATACCTCTATCTTTCTGTATTAGTTCTTTCAATTTAATACTATAAGCGTCTATCTCATGTTCAGGACACTCAGCTAAAATTGAATCATGAACAAGAGCAAAAATCTTACTTTTTAACCCGTGTTCTTTAATATAATTATTCATATCTATTGCACCTAATAGGTTAATATCAGAAGCTACAGACTGAACTAAAAAGTTAATACCACTTCTTACTTCATGTGCTGATATACCTTTATCATCACTTTTTACGTTTTCTAATCTTCTCTTTCTACCGAATGTAGAGTATAAAAATGCATTGGCTTCAACATATTCTTTTTGTTCATCTAGCCAGTTTCTTAATCTATTAAACTGATTAAAATATTGATTTATTACTTCCTTAGCTTCATGTACTGTAAACTCTGATCCAGAGTCTTTAGTCACTTGTTGAGAAATTTTATGAGGGCCTGCTCCATACATAATACCAAAAGTTACAGCTTTTGCTGCCTGTCTTTCAAATGGGTATAGCTCTCCAACTTCTTCTACTTCACAAGCTAATCTAAAAACTAACTTAGCAATAGAACTATGAAAATTACCGCCTGATTTAAATACATCACATAAGTTTTTATCTCCTGATAAAGCTGCTGCTACATATACTTCTGCTGTAGTTAAATCCATTGCAACAATCTTATTACCTTCTTTAGCTCTAATACACCCTTTTACAATAGGATTGTCTCTAGGTATTTGTTGCATATTAAGTTTACCACTACTAGATAATCTTCCAGAAGTTGTACTATGTAAATTAAAGTTTGTTCGTAATCTACTATCTCTGTCAAGTTGTGGAATAATCTTATCTAGATAAGTGTTTTTAATTTTAGACTTCTGACGAATATTTAAAATTAACTGTGGTACTGCATGTTCTGATGCAAGTTTATTTAGAACTTCTGCATCTGTAGAGTTCTGACCTGTTCCAGTTTTTTTACCTGTTGGAATTAATCCAATACTATCAAATAAAAGACTTCGAAATTGAACTGTACTATTAGGATTAAATTCTTTTCCTTGTGCTATTTCAAATGTTTTAACTTCTGGAAACTCATATAGTCTATCAATTGCTTCTTGAATTTCTTTTTCCATTAAGTTTTGTGCGATCTCTAATCTTTTTCTATCGAAGGGGACTCCTGCATCTTGACAATCTTTTAAGAATAACATGCCTGGAAGCAGTATATCTCTGTATACTTTTACTAATTTTAAGTTCTTATGGAGTGCTTCGTCCATCAACTCATAAAGCTCAAATGTAACTGCTGCATCCATTGCTGCATATACTTGTATTATATCAAAGGGAACCATGTCCCAGGTAAATTGAGCCTTTAATATTCCGTTTCTTTTACAATATCCTGTAATAAAGTCTGCTAGTTCTCTTTCATAGTTTCCATACTTAGTATGTTTCAGTGCTAACTGTTTCAGCCCATGAGTACCAGGATTTTCATTCAACATATAATGCATTAGCATAGTATCTTCTATTCTTGGAAATTCAAAACCAAAATGATACTCTAACATAGCTAAGTCGAATTTAGCGTTATGAAAGATTACTTTTTTCTTGGTAAAGAGTTCTTGCATCATCTGTTCTATTTCTTCATCAACAGAATCACTTAGAATATATACTCCATGGTCTCTACAATAGGCTAAACTTATTCCTAAAATATGTCCATCTCTTGGAAACAATCCTGTTGTTTCTGTATCACATGCTATATATTCTATTGGAGCTTCTAACGCTTTAACTAGCCAACTTTTTATCTCTTCAGCTTCTGTTAAGCCAAAAAAGTTTTTATCATCTATTTGTGCAGGTTTTATCTCTCCCTTGATATATCCCATAACTGCTTCTAAAGACTCGTCCCAAGTTCTTCTTGCTTCAGGTTTAAAAGCGAGCATAGCAGGATTGATAATTGGGAGATACTTATCGTCCAGAAGTTTCCCACTATACTCTGTGATTGATTTTTCTCTTGTAAAGTTCTGCAATGCTTCGCTTCCTACGAGAATAATCCAATCATATTCATCTAAATCTATTTCAATATCGACATCTCTTTTTAAAATCTTTTTCTTTTGTTCACTACACAGATGGTACTGGTCAAATTCAAACTCATTTTTGAAGTGTGCCACATAATCTGTTCTGTTTGGGGCTTTATCTATTAACGCCACTTTAGTCATATAAGTACTCCTTTAGTCTTTTTACTCTATCTTCTGGCAAATCACCTGGATCTAAACCTTGCTCCATCTTTACTATATTTGCCAATAATTCTACTTTTTCACATAGGTCAGCAACCTTCTCAGATGCCTCCCTTCCTGGGGTATCACCGTCAAATAGAATATCTACTTGACGTACCCCTAAAAATTTCAACATGCTTAGTTTATACATGTTGATATTCTGTGTGCCGAAGCAACACATAGCGTTGGTTAACCCTTTATCATGAAGGTTCAACGCATCAAAAATTCCTTCCACCAATATTACTCGTCCTAAAATAGGACTAGCAGTATGAGGAAACAAGGGCAGTTTGGCTTTTGGTGGATAGATTAAGTACTTTGGTACTATTGTTCTATCTATATGTCTGCCGATAAAGGCTCTTGTTGCGCCTGTAATATCTACTATTGGAAATACAACTCTACCTACAAAATGTGAAGCATGATGCGTAAATGCATCAAACTCTTTATATGTTTTAGGTTTTAATCCCCTAAAATTACCAATATATGGCATTAAGTCTGTTGGTGGTGCAAGCCCAATATTTTGTGCCCTTACTTCTTCTATTTTTTGTTTTATCTTATTTCTCTTAACCTCAAGGTGGCTAACAGGTGTATCGTAATACTTAAAGATATTGCCTTTAAACCCACAAGAGAAACAATGAAATATACCTGTAATTTTATCAATACGCATAGAAGGATTACTATCATCATGCTCTGGATTCAGGCATGCCACTAGGTAGTCCGCTCCTTGATTGCGGAAAACTAATTTATGTTTATGTAATACTTCGTCTACGTTCATTCTACCCCCATATTATTCCTGCTAGTATTACTACTACAAATAATATGAAAACTCCTTCAAAAATCCATGTTATCCCATAAAGTACTCTGCTAACTCCAACACCAATTTGGTTCATGAAATCTTCTTCGTACTCTTCTTCTTCGTACTCTTCGGGTTCTTCTTGTCGTGAGGCCATTTAAGTTCTTCTCCTAAATCTTCGTAGTATGTCATCTCGACCCCCGTATCCGTATGGTCTGTTTCATACCACATACTCTTAAACACAAGCTCCCATAACTGAAATGTAA